ATGGCAAAACAATCCCGCTTCCTCTGTATTGGTGGTTTCCTCAACGGAACGCAGGTCAAAGACCAAGGTGACAGCTTTATCTGCGTCGAAAAAGGCAAAAATGTCACCTATACCAAAAGGGAAATATTCCATTCTGATTCATGGGATCACGACTACTACGTTTGTGAAACGACCACAGACAAACAGGCACGAAACTGGGTCTATGACATTGAGTCAAAATAATATTTAATTCGATAAAGAAAGACATGGGTTGGTGTTATCGTCAGCCTATTTTTATATACGTTTTAAAATGTTCAGACAATAAAAAGCCCCATGGTTAAGTGCTATCCCAAATAGCTGAATTATAATAATATTCTATGGGGTTATTTAATAAGACTATATAAAACAACAAATTAAATAAAAATGAATAACATGATACACCTTAAAAACTTCTTCTTAAATCCATTCTAATTGAACATATTGGACGTTTTGGACGAAAAATAAGTTAAGATGAAAGACTATTTACGCCAAGATTACGCCAGAAATGAGACTACCAAAAGCAAGGAAACGTGGAGAGTCATACCGCATTGAGCTGATGTTTAACGGTAAGCGCATCAGTGCTACGCGAGACACTGAAAAGGAATGTGAGCAATGGGCCATGCTCAAAATTCTAGAATTAAAAACTGAGCAAAATAAAAATCAAAGCGAAGTCAAACAACATTATCCATTTTCCGCACTAATGCATAAGTACTATGAGGAAATTGGAAGGCACAAGAAGTCCAGCAGAACCATCAGGATTTCAATTAAACAATTTCTTGATACTTATCCTGTTATCTCGGAAATGTCAGTGCACGACATTACGCCACAAATTCTGACTGACTGGCGCAACTCAAGATTAAAAAGCGTGAGTGTTGGTACTGTACTTCGCGATATATCTTTGTTTTCAGCTATCTTCACTTATGCCCAGAAAGAGCTTTTCCTTATTGAAAGCAATCCGTTCTCCATGGTTAGCAAACCATCTCAGCCAAAATCGAGAAATCGACGCATAAGCAATGCTGAAATTGATTTGGTGCTAGAGGCTCATAATTATGAGAGAGGGCAGATTCCAACCGAGATACAGCATTTTATCGCTTGGGCTTTTCTTTTTGCTATTGAAACAACTATGCGGCAAGGGGAGATACTATCCATTAAAAGGTCGAATATCCATAAAGACTATATCCATCTGCCTGACACCAAGAATGGCCACTCGCGTGATGTGCCATTGATGGATAGTGCGAAAGAGTTATTAAAACTAATTCCAGACAATGGATCCGACAAGCTAATTGATATAAGCAGCAGCACTTTTCAAAATACGTTTAGTAAAAGGGTGAAAAAGGCGAATATCAAAGAATTACATTTCCATGATACCCGACATGAAGGTATTACCAGATTGGTTAAATTAAGAAAGGTGCCAATTGAGATTCTAATGAAAATTACCGGTCACAAGACTGCCGGTATTTTGATTAATACTTATTATAATCCCACGGCAAGCGAAATCAGTGAGATGCTGAACGGGTCTAATTGACCCGTTTTGCTCCGCGTTTATTTCTTTGTGGCTTTAATAGGATCATCATGGCCACCTTGGTTTCATAAAGATGCTTACCTTCAGTTCCTTGGTTATAGCCTTCAAGCTTTTTGATGATTGTGGTTTTGGTTAATCCATATTTTTCAACCAACCACGACACTGGAACCAAAGCTGGCAAATCCTCCATCTTAAGTTGAACAATTTTCCCACCAAAGATGCTCTGTCCAAGATAAAGTTGAGGCTCAACATCAGCTTCAACCGTAATGGTGTACTTAAGTGCTCCCATCAGCTTACCTCCCCCAAACTCTTCACCACACCACTCGGCAACTTGCTCAAATAACAAGTAAATAGGTGATACAACTTATCCGCATTACTTTCATCTACCGTGATAATCCCACCAGTACCACTCTTAACTCGTTGACGTGACCAACCGCGCATGTGACACATGAACTCATTGTCAAAATCCACCGCGTTTAAAATCGCATTGAATGAACCAACATCACCGGCAGACCATGTTTCGTTGTATGGCTTATCTTTGGCCACAAGGTTGTCGATCTGAAGCTGGGCGAACTGCACATTGGTTAATTGAATTTCAGTCATTGGTTGGCTCCTGTGCTTCACTTACATTGAAATAAGCATTAATTTCACAAGCCAAACTATGCGCATACCCTCTGGACTCATAACACTCAGGACACCCATATTCCTCAGCACAATTAGCCATGTGGCCCCATTGGCTCATTTGCTCAGCAGAAACCAAAACAAACCCTTCCGGCACCGCTTGGGCTTCCTTACCACCCAAGTGCAACATACCAATACACGCGCACCAAGTCGTCCACTGGTCGTTAATGCTCTCAACACCATCTCCGGTGTATAGCTTTTTATCTTCATCAAAGCCAAACAGTTTTGCTTTTGGGTGCATTCCTTCAAAATCACCGCGTCTTAAATCAATATTTTGAATTTCAGTCATCACGCCACCTCATAGAAGCGCTTGGCTTCATCAAAATCAGAAGTAATGAACTCAGCATCATCTTTGTAGCAGTGCACGATTTCACCGTACTTAAATACTTGTTCAGCCTGTTGCATGTTTTTGCACTGGTACATCGGCTCTTTAAACCAGTCTTCTGTATAAAACATTTGTTCCTGATGTGCTTCGGCTGTGCCTTCCCACTCTTGAACCTGAAAGTATTCATCAAATGATTCGATCATGAACTGATTACCTTCAGCTTTAGTCATAGCTCTGTAGCGAGCCAAAGCACGTTCAGCAATTTCTTTTGATGCAGCAGGTGACTGTTCATGCGGACTATCATCTTCAGGGCAGATTCCTACGCACCACAATTTATTCTTTTCCATCCCACCACCTTCTTTAATTTTCATGCTGCTTTCACTCCCTTGCTACGTTCAGACATAAGCCTTGCGTAATACTCCTGACAGTGCGGAATTTTGTCTTTGATCTTCTGGATGATGGATTCATCACGCTCAATGGTCACAGTGGTCAGGCGTTCACGAATGTCGATAGCTTCAACCATGTCAATCTGTCAACGGCATTTTAAAATTGACCCCTTTTACCTTAAAAATGGCGAAGTAAAATTGACCCCTTTGATCTCGTATTAAGTTTCAACCTGCGGCTGAATCCCAATTCTTTTTTTATCCTTCAAACGATAACTCTCACCCGATATCTGTACCACATGACAGTGATGTAATAGCCGATCTAACATCGCAGCGGTCAACGTAACATCATCCGCAAATGACTTAGACCATTGGCTAAAGGGTAAGTTACTCGTCAATATCGTACTGCCTTTTTCATAACGCTTGGCAATCACGTTAAAGAACAGATTCGCTTCTTCACGTCCAAACGGTAAATAACCAATTTCATCGATAATCAGTAACTTTGGTCCCAGTACCGCACGTTGCATATAGGTTTTCAGTTTACCTTGCTGGTAGGCTGTACTTAGTTGCAGCATGAGATCGGCGGCGGTAATGAACTTGATCTTAATGTTGTTCATGATGGCCTTATAGCCTAATGCCATAGATAAGTGCGTTTTTCCTACTCCGCTAGCCCCGAGAAACACCACATTTTCTGCTCTAGCAATAAAGCTCAGATTGAACAGTTCAATCACCTGTGATTTAGGGGCCCCTAGGGCATAATTAAAATCATAGTCTTCCAGGGTTTTGACTTGAGGCAGGCCTGAGAGTTTCATCAGTACCTGCTGGCTGCGCTGTTGCCTGGCAGCATATTCATGCGTCAAGATCGCTTCAACAAAGTCGGCATAACTTCCATCCTGACCTAATGTTTGTTGTGCATGATGTGACCATTGTGATGCGATGGCAGGCAGATTGAGCTTTTGGCAAAGCTGCTCTATACGGTCGTATTGCAGATTCATCAGGAAACTCCCAGCAACTGGTCATATACCGATAAGGGATGCTGCAAACTCTCGTAGGGCATGACATGCTCTGCTGCTGCAACAGGTACAGTGCTGGAACCTGTATCTGATTGCGGTAATGGCGTAAATTTTTGCTGCTCCTGTTGCAGTCGAACAGCCGGTTTTTCTTGCGTGGTGGCATGAATCCGCTGATTGGCGGTTTCATGCAGCCACCGGCCAATATGGGCATTGGCGACATCAACATCTAACAGTAAACCCGAAGTCTTCAGGCTTGCTTTTAATGGCACAATAAAGCTTGATTTGAGGTATCCATTAAAGCGTTCAACTTTGCCTTTGGTCTGTGCACGGTAGGGCTTACATACGCGAGGACGAAAGCTGTATTTCTTGGCGCAGTCGAGCAGTTTGGGGTTCCATTTATGCTGCCCCTCCTGATAGGCATCCCGTTCAATCATGATCGTTTTAGCGTTATCAAACAGGATTTCTTGAGGTACTCCTACAAAAAACTGAAATGCATTTTCTAGACCATCGATCCATGCATCCGTACGTTCATGATCATAAAATTTCACGAAAGTCGCTCTGGAATACCCTAATGTTGCGACAAAGGCTTTTAAAGTCGTGTTGTTGCGTCGAATTGTGGTGAAATCCACCTGCATTTGTTGGCCAGGTTGGGTTTCAAAACGAATGATCGGTTCCGGTTGAGCAACTGGTTTTAATGTTGCAAGATATTCCCTCAAGATCCTGATCTTTCCTGGATATCCCAACCTTAAAATTTCCTGGTAGAGCACAACAGCAGGAATCCATTCAGGATGAGCTGCGTTTACACGTTGGAGTAAATAGGGTTTATATGGGTCAAGGATACTTATTCTAGGCTGTATACGCTGATACTGAGGTGTGGTGTTTTGCCGTAAATATTTACGCACAGTATTTCTGGACACCCCCAGTTCACGAGTAATGGCTTTAATAGATTTACCTTGTTGATGAAGTATTTGGATTGTCACTGCTTGCTCCAAAGTTAACATATTGAGCAGTCCAAAATGACCGCTATATTAACCAAGGGGGTCAGTTTTTAAATGCCATTAGGGGGTCATTTTTACACTGCCGCTAACAAATCAACTGCTCTCGATCATCCCAATCCTTTGTGAGTTCCAGTGGAGTGGGGAATAACCAGAAATCCACCTCAGCAACTTCGCATTCATACAGCCACATGTAGGCTTGCATCTGAACGTCATAGCCTGCTTTTTTAACCTTCTCCATTGCTTCATCAACAAAGAAGGGATGGGTGCCAATATCCCAGGTGCATTTCGTGTCAATGATCAGCTTGCGTTCCAGATCCAGCACATCACACTCACCAGTGATCAGGTCATTACTGACCCGACCAACATGTTTTATAAGCTTGCGAAATCGCATCTTTCCAGACATTTCAATCGCCACATCTTCAAGCAAATTCCCTTTAGCCGTGTACTGGTTGCCGGTGAATGATCGGAAGCCATAAAGATCTTCTTTCACAATCTTGCGAATGGAGTTCTTAGCATCACTTGTAAGCACTTCGCTTTTAAGCTTTGGCGTACCAATCAAGTTGCTCAAGGAGGAACAGCGGAATAGCTTCATGGCAGCACCTCCACAGCTTGACGTTGCGCATCTGTCAGCGCGTACTCACTCAGCACATAATCTTTCTCGAATGCACCACCTTTGATTTGCTCAAGAAGCACTGGAAACTCAGCATCTGGAACAGTCATCTTAGTTTCGATTGCGCCTACCGACTCGTTATGGTCGATATAATCAAAATCATTGGTCTCTACATCGCGAACAATTGCTTGATCTGCAAGTTGTGCTGTCTGCATCTCAATTGAAAGTGGTGCCTGTTTTGATAGCAAAAGTTTAGTCACAGTCTTAAGGGCCATAGATTCAAAGTTGTCCTTCCAGACACCAGAACCATATTTGAATGACTGGCTATATTTCCCAGCATGCTTTTTCACATCAGCAGTACTCATGTAAAGCTCAGCTGTAAAACCATTCAGCAGTTTAAAGAAAGCCACATAACCAATAGCTTCACCCTGATTTGGAATAGTCCAGTCGAACTCATAACCAAGTAGAGGATTGGCTGAAATCAATTGGCCTTCATACACTGGCGTTGCAGCGATACGTGCAAACTGGCCTGAACGCTGTGCCAACTGAATAAAGCCTTTGTATCCCATCTGGAATTGAGCCTCTAAAGACTCAGACCACTTGCCTTGAGCATCTTTGAACTTGCGCTTGTATGGAACAATGTAAGCAAAGCCAAGGTTGTTATTGATTGGCAAATCAAGTGTTGCTGCCATCATTGCCGCATTGATTACAGTTGCTGGTACTGCACCTTTAAGTTGTGGCTGGTTTGCTACCTGCATCACCGAAGCCAAGAAGCCTTGAGTTTTTTTACCAAGCACTTCTTCAAATTTTTGACGGATTTTTGCATCAGACACGTAAGCCTTGATTGATTTTGGGTCGTGTTCAGCGATCTGATTTTCTTTTTTTACTGGTGCATTCATATTCTTATTCCTTAAAATTTGATGTAGCTATGACAAACTGAACACTGATCACCGCAAAGTTCCTGAATGTCTTTGCACGAGTAGCAATATTCAAAAGTCGCCACATCATTCTTAGGTGTGCCGGGTATCTGCTTTTTGGCTGGCAGATTCCAGTTCATATTCATTGCGTTATGCCGAGTAACGTCATAGCCGCGATCTTGGTCATACTTGTATCCAAGATCATGGGCCAGCAGATTTCCAGAGCCTTTGCCGTAAACAATCCCAAGCTCACCATTCAGCTTGAAACGCAAAGCTTCATCTTGCTTAGGCTCAGATAAAACCTCAGCACCTTGATCCACAAGCCAGTTCGAGAAGTCTTCAAAATCACCACGCTTAAATAAAACCTTTCGATTTAAATACTGGCCTTTACTTGAGTATCTAGCGCGGAGGCGATCCCATTCATTCATCTCAAACCACCTCTTCAAATAGTTGTTCCGCGTACTCATTCACGAGACGCTGTAATTCTTTAATCTGCTCATCATTCAGCGTAAATGTCCGACCTTCCTCAGCTTCAAAGTTCCAAACATCCAGCAAAGTCACAGGCGTATCTTTCACCACCAGCCAAGAATCAATATCCACTGGTTCTGCATATCGCATATCACCATTCGAGCTACGTATCTCAGTCATCGTGTGAGGCAATACAGCCATTGAACAATCAGCCGTTGCATAAAGGTTTTCACCAATCTGGCGATACAAACCAAACGTCAACACGTTATTTTCAATCGAAATATCCGAATCAACCTTGAAACTTGGTAGGTCTGAAAAGTACAAATCGCGGGTGAAATCTTCATTTACTTTGCAGTCAATTACCTTGGTGCTATGACCATCACGGCACAGGAACAAAGACTGGTTTCCGATGTGATGGATCGGGCGCATTGCCGCACCACATCCACAGAATTGAGCGTAAGTGTTCATGCTGGCACCTCATTAGATTTATGCGCGTCATACAGCTTGATTGCGTGAACAATGGCGTAGCAGCACCAGATATAGTGAAAAGTAGCTTTGGTGGTTGGGGCTTCAAAAAAATCTGTTAAATCCATGCCACCTGCTTCATCTGCATCCCAAGAATTGATTTCATTCCAGAAATCAAACTCACCTGATCCTTGAGTTCCACTTATGAAACTGGTGACAGCCTCCAGTGCCTGCTTGGATTTTTCTCTATCTTCAGGATCGGACAGATCTAAATCTTCTAGAAAATTGGTTAAATAGCCTTGTACAGACGAATTGGCTGTATCAATATCAAACTCACTAATAACACCAGCTTCTACTTTTTCTCCCCAGTAACCCGGATTGATGTAATAACCAGACTGGGGGCGGAAAAATCCAAACATGTCATTTGTGCGTTGAAAAATGAAATCACCCATATCGCCAGTAATCATTAGATAGCCAGGGCGAGTAGTGATGTTGTAATGCATCTCCATGGTGTTAGGGTTCGCAATCGTAATATCGCGGAATACATCTTGATCTAGGTTCACAGTCAGTTGATGGTGGGCAACATCTTTCAAGAATTGCTCTAAAGTTGGATGACTCACTTCACACCCCCAGCAATCGCAGCATTAATCTTTTCAATTTCATAACGATCAACATAGGCATTCACAGTCTTGTCAAAATGCACCACGTTCAGAATGTCCAGAAACTCGACTGAAGCATCATCCAAGGCATACTCGACATAGATGCTGTAATCGTCAGCTTTGACAGTAGCGATACAGGTTTCATGGCAAGTACGTTTAAGCACTTCATATTTTTGAGCGGTGATAACCACTTGAGGATTATCATCAGCCACTTTGGCAGGCTGGAAAGCGTAAGCTACTGCTATCCCCGCGCTGATTGATGCTGCAATGAATGCAGACTTGAGAATATTGGATTTAGTTGTCATACTTATCTCACTCACAGGTAGTATGTGGGTCACGCTCCAGGTTGTTGCTGCAACGCTGGGGCTTTTCTTTGTTTGTGAGATAAATATAAGAAAACTTAGTTTTAGTGTCAAGCAGAAATATAAGAAATGTTAGTTTTATTTTTAGAAAACTTATTTTTTATGATTTAATAGACAAAAGAAAACCCACCGCTGGGGTGGGTTGGGTGGCGGGTTTGTTTACTTTATTGGGGTGTATCTCAATAAGTTTTTTATAGCATTCCTATACTCAGCCACATCAGGATAGACATGCACAGAATAATTGTATTCATCAAAAGTAGAATCTATTTTTCCACAATCCTTGTAGTCTTGAACTGCCTTGTCATAACCAATGCCTTTGATTCGATACCACCAAGATCCATGGGCGTAATAGCTTCTCAATCTCAAGAGTTGATCTTCTTTAACGATACTAGTGAAAATCTCATCACCTTCACGAGCCAACTGAGTAGTCAGGATTTCATGAATTGGCCTAGTGATAGCCAAAAAGGAATTTCTTTGATCTCGACTAACGGCATACTTATTACCCAACCAGGCGCCAATAAAGAGGGTAATCAAGGGGGCGATAATATTAATATTTTGGATCGCTTGGCATTGTTCTATGAGAGAAACAAGGGAGACGTTCATCTAACTCTCTTTTATTCAGTAGTGTCATTAATTTATGGATTTTTATGTGGTAGCGGGATAATCACTTTTGGTCGAAAAAAGAAGAAGCCGCATGACTAGCGGCTTTTATTTTTAATTCTTGCGCGGTTTTTTCTTAGCTCGATAAACGTAACGAATACAATCCACTACCTCGCCAACAAACTCGCAATTTTCATCAAGCGGAATAATATTTGGTTTAAATTCTGGATTTATTGCCTGGAGATATTTAGTGCCGTCCGGTTCAATCACAAGGCGTTTAAAAGTCGCATCATCAAACTTTCTAACAACAACAATATCCCCTGAGTTCATGTCACAAAATGGCAGAGTCGGATCTACAAGAATGTAATCGCCTTCATGGAATTCTGGGTAATTACTTAAGCCTTGAACTTTTAGGTAAAAGCATTTTTCACAATCACCATCTGGAAGTGGCAGCCATTCTTCCACCTGGGACATGTCAACAGATTCGACATTAGTCATCGTACCGGCCTGAACCCATGACAAGACAGGGGCCATGCGTGGTGCCACAGGAACCACATTAGACTGCTCTTTTTGCGTGGCGCTAGGATCACCCTTGCCAGTCAGTATGTATTCAGTCGTTACCCCGAAATGATTTGCCATTGCTTCTAATGATCCTGCTTTAGGCAAATAACTATCTTTTTCCCACTCAGTTACAGCGGGCGAACTCACTCCAGCAATCTTTGCTAATTGCGCTTGAGTTAATTTTTTCGAACGTCTAAGCGCACGTATGCGCTGACCAATAGTTGTTTTTTCCATATAAGTAATCTTACATATTGCTTTTATAAGTTTTCTTTGATTAAATACTAAGAAATCTTACTTTATTGAGTAAATACCAATGACCAAACAAGAAGCATACAAGTTGCTTGGGGTTAATGGCGTTGAACTAGCGGGCTTGCTAGGAATTGAACCTTCTGCTGTTTACCAGTGGCCTAACAACAAAATCCCATTAGCACGTGAATACCAAATTCGAGATTTAGCTGCTGGCAAGCAGCCAATCAAACACAGCAAAGAAGTTGCATAGGTGAATTTATGAGTCTTGAAAAGAAATCTACACATGTTCGCTTGTCTCCTGAAATCCATGAGCGGGCAAAACTACTTGCCGAAATTAAGGGTAAAGACCTTGCTCAATACCTGGCGTATCTCCTAGAGAAGGAAATCGTCGGTGAGTGGCATGTACTTAATTTACAAGCAAAATCATTCGAGCGCTTGGGATTAGGAGCTTTAGTAAGGGATCTGTCTACAGACATCAGCTTTGGAGAGGGATTGGAAGGGAGTCACTGGGATTCAAGCAAAGAAAAAGCCTGATGGATGAGATCAGGCTTTTGTATTCAAAACCGAGCAGGAGTTGAACATGAGTAGTTTAACACGAAATTTTAGAGAAAAAATGCTTATTCAAAAAATTCAACTTTTGGAAAAAGCACTTAAAGCAAACATTAAAAACCCAAGTCTGGACAATGCTTGTTTGGTTGCCAAGGCCCGTCATGAATTATTTGTATTTGCACGAGGTGAAGCATGAACAAGGCAATTCCAATTATCAAATTGATAGAAGCCATGAATGAACAACCGATTGCCTTCAACAAGCATTACGTTTTTCTGGGGTGCGGCATCAATGGTGCGTTAATGCTTTCCCAGTTGGTGTACTGGACTTCACGCTCAAAGAGTGCAGAGGGGTGGATTTACAAAACACAAAGCGAGTGGACCATGGAAACTGGACTCACACGCAAAGAGCAGGAAACAGCTCGCAAGACATTAAAAAATCTTGGATTTATTTCTGAGAAAAAAATGGGTGTACCGCGTCGCGTATTTTTCCGTGTAGAGCGTGAAAATTTATACCAAGCATTGGTTGAATACTCTGAAACCATTGCTATTCCTGATATGCGCAATTCGGACATACTGAATGCGCAAATCGTACATGCTGAAAGCGCAGATCGTGCAGACTGTACGCTCAATTCGGACATGCTGTACGCTCAAATCGGGCAATCTAATACAGAGAATACAACAGAGAATACAACAGATATTAATTTAGGCGCATCCGCACCTGAGCAACCTAAAAAATTCTCTGCTAAAAAATTCTTAATCGAAAACGGTGTATCTGAAAAAACAGCTCAAGAGTTTATTGATCTGAAAAACAAGAAACGTAAAACCATCACTGACCGTTCTCTAAAAATCATTTTCAACCAAGCGATTGAAGCTAAGCTTTCAAATGAGCGTGTATTCCAGATTATCGTTCTACGTGGCTGGGAGTCATTCAAGGCTGCATGGAATTGGGCTGAAACAAATGCTGAGATTGAGCAGTTAGAAAATCCACAGTCAACACCAAACCCTGATCAACAAAGCCAAGGCCAGCCATTAATCGACCTTCCTTCAAAACCAAAAGGTTTCCTGGGAGGTGCGAAGTGATGAATACACCTATCCACAACCTGCAAATTGAACAAGCTGTACTGGCTGCACTGATGACAGTTGCGAACTCATACACTCAAGTTGAGAACCTGCTGACTGATGAGGATTTCCACGCTACACGCCATAAGCTGATCTTTCAGGCCATTGTAGACCTGGACTCCAAGAACTCGCCTTATGACGCTGTGTTGGTCAACCAGTGGCTAGAAATGCGTAATTTTGCAGAAGCTGCTGGCGGTGAGCAGTACATCATGGATATTTTGAGTGATACACCGTCCAGTTTTTACAACCTGGTGTCATACGCTGAAAAACTCAAAGACCTAACCACTTGCCGAAATGTTGAAGCTCAGGCCTTAAAAGTAATTCGGGATGCACGCAACCTAACTGTGAGCCGTGGCGATCTTGTTTTGAATGCTCAGAGCGCTTTTGCAGAAATCAATACAGAGCAAGGCACTGAAAACCTGTTCCACATCCATGAAGCTGCAAACAATACTTTCATTGAGATGCATCACAAGATGGAAGCCATGGTTTCTGGCAAGACTATGATCAAGGGTATTCAGACTGGTATTCATGATCTAGATCAAAAACTCGGTGATGTAGAGCCGGGCTGCCTGATGGTAATTGCTGCGCGTCCTGCGATGGGTAAAACCACAATGCTTCAGGTGATTGCCAGTAATGTGGCGATATTTCAGCAAAAGCCAGTGCTGATCATGTCGGGCGAAATGCCGAAAGAGCAGATTGCTATGCGTATGTGCTGTGCAGCCGCTCCTGCGGATATCAGCAAGGTTCGCAATGCACCGCATACTTTGCCTAAGGATGAGTTTTCAGCCTACACACAGGCCGTCACGATGCTTCAAAACGTGCCAATGCAGATCAATGATACCTCACGCCCATCTATCGCTAATATCCGCGAATCCATGCGCAAGATGAAACATCAGTATGGCTCTATCGGGGCTGTATTTATCGATTACCTGCAAATCATGAAAACCAACAAATCGTTTGCCCGGGAAGATTTAAAGATTGCTTATTTCACTGGTGAGCTTAAAGCCATGGCGAAAGAGTTTGATTGTGTGGTTGTACTGCTTTCTCAATTGAATCGTGAGCTGGAGAAGCGTGGAGATAAGCGGCCAATCATGTCTGATCTACGTGAATCAGGCGCCATTGAGCAAGACGCTGACCAGATCCTGTTTTTATACCGGGACGAGGTTTATCACAAGGAATCTAAATTTCAGGGAATTGCCGAGGCGATTTTAGGGAAAAACCGACATGGGGAAATTGGCACATCGTTTATGCATTCGCAGTTGAGGTATTGCCAGTTCTCGAATTTGGATAGTCAAGCAATTGAGCAGCTGCAAAGCGCAGGGGGTGGGGTGTGATTTTTGAAACAGAAAAAGTATCGACTCAAATTAAAGACCGTTCGGATTGGGATATTAGTGAGTGGCTGGAAAAAAACAAAGTGACTGAGCTGCCATTAGGCTTTACTAATTTCAAGGATGGAAACATTCCATTAGATCGAAAGCAGATTGTAAAACCTGAAGCTGAGCGCAATGCCAAGCTTGAACGAATTAATCAGGAGGCGCGTCAATCCAAAGCAGTAATCAAGCGCCAGAAAGAAGCGGATCGAATCAAGCGTCAAAAGGAGATGGAAGCTAGAAAGATCGAACGTGCGATTGCCAAGCTTGAACGTGATGCAGCCAAAAAAGAACAGGCAGCGATCAAGGCGGAACTTAAAGCACTGGGTCAGACTCAGGTTCAGGTGGATCGTGCTGCAAGAATCAATCGTCAAATGTTGCTATTGGCTGAGTTTAGAAGCAAGGCGCAGCTTGGTGATATTCAGGCTATGTCTAGAGCGCTTGGATTTAAGAAAGACATCATGAGCAAACTGGCTGCTGGTGGTGTGGCGTTGAATGTAAAGCGCCTGGCACTGCTTGAAGAAATCCTACCGACTTTTGAATACGGCACACATATAAACCGCAGCAAGGTGGTGGCAAGGGAAATTTCACCAAAGCGCCAAGTGTGGATCAGAAACCATGAGGCCAAAAATGCAGCTCTGGCAAAAGGCCATCGTAAATTTATCGGGTTTTGTCACAAGGAAAATAAAGAAACAATTTTCCGTATCTATGCGACTCGTGACGTATCTGCATGTGTGTCGTGTAGTAAGGCTTCGCAAAAGAGAAAGCGTGAATTAACTGCAAAAAAACCACGCAAGGTATCGGAAAACAGAAAGCGGATGCTTGAGGCGCAAGCTCAAAATCTTAAATCGTTTATCGGGGTGTGTAAGCATCATGGAGAAACATCGTTCCGCATTCACGATATTAATTCATTCAAGTGCAAGTTGTGTGCTGCTGAAGCTATGCAAAAAACCAGACTGCGAACTCGATCCGAACTTGAGAGCAATCCAAGAACAATCGAGCTTCGGGAATTTTTAAGAAGTGATGAGAAGAACGGACGGGTTTCAGCATTGGCCAGATTCTTAGGTGTGTCCATCACTACGGTTTCAAATTATGGATTAGGGAATGCGGCAATTCCAGATCAGCAGTGGGAAAAAATCAAAGAGTTTAAGGCGCAATTGCAAGGAGCAGCAGCATGAACTTAATCGAAAAAACAGAATTAAAAGACTGCGACCATGACTGGGAAAATATTTCCACAGTTGAGAGTGTTGAGCGCCAGTTGATCTGTACCTATTGCTCAGAACAAAAAACAGAACCTTTTTATGTGAATGTAAAACAGTGGTCGGATGAGGAAACTGACCATTGTAGTGACATCAAGAACCATATCAGCCCGAATACGAAGGTGATTGAGCATGAGTGATTTTAAGGATATAGCACATAAAACCGTTGCTGAGCTTTTCGATATGTTGAAAGAAAAACAGTACACCGTAGATGCACTAAGTGAAATCAGCCATGAGAAAGATCTGGAAATAGCTGATCTCAAAGCCCAGCTCAACAACATGGAGGCTTGTTATATCGAGAAGAAAAAGCAGGCTGAGGAGTTGCAGGCTAGAGCCAATAAAGCGCTATCAGTGACAGGGAATTACTGTGATGAGGATGATGCAGCCTTATTGGTCTTTGTTTTGGAGAAGGCGTTGCGAGGTGAGTCATGAATAAATTCCAACAAGAAACCGCAGTGCTTTTGATTTGCAATACTGTTCTTTTTGCTGAGTTCAGGGCTGCAATTCCGGGTGCGCTGATGCTTATTCTTATGGCTTGCTTTGTTGTAATGATGTGGCGAGGTGCCAATGACTGACCTGATTATCGGCATCGATCCAGACTTGGAAAAATCAGGAGTGGCTGTCTTAGGGCAGTCACTGGAACTTAAAAACTTAACCTTTCCTGAAACTGTAGAGCTATTCCGAAGCCATCAAGATGAAATCAAGAAAGTCGTCATTGAGGCGGGTTGGTTGAACAAAAAATCAAACTTCCGTTTTGGTCATTCCAAGAACGCAGGAGAGAAGATTGCCAAGAATGTAGGGGAGAACCACGCAACAGGCAAATTGCTCGCAGAGATGGCAAAAGAATGCGGTTTAGCGGTGGTATTGGTTAAGCCGACACGCACAAAGTTGAAGGCAGAAGATTTTAATCGAATTACAGGTTGGCAGGGCAGAACGAATCAAGAACAACGAGATGCTGCGATGTTGATTGTGGGGATGAAGTGATGGAATTAGAACAAATAGCGTTATGGGTTTTGGTGGTGTCGATTGCATACCAATTTTTCTTGAACTGCATCGGTTTGGTTGACCCGCTGTATTACACAATGTATCGGGGCAAGCAGGTTAAAAAACGCATGGAGTACCACGAAGACCAATACAACCAACTTAATCGTGGTGAAAAGGTTTGGACGCACAAGATTGCATCAGCATGTGCTTTAGGTATTCAGGGTTTGCTGATTTTCGCATTATTGAAAGCATTGAATGTGATTTAAGAGGGAATAGGGATGAATAAAGACGTTGTTTATGAGGTTGGAACTTTTGAGAAATATGAAGAGGGGTTTCATGCATTTTATCGCACCCAGAACAAGGAGAAAGCCTTAAATGTTTTAGGTTTGGCTCGGGAGTTTTTAAGCAAAGCTCCTACCTTGGACTTTAACTGCTCAGATGAGGAGTTAAGTGCTCATATTGAGTCTTGTAGAAAACTGGATGCTGAATTCAAAGAAGCTGCAAACATCACAGGTTTTTCAATATCAAATTATTGCGGTGGTCTTTACACGATAGAAATGCATGAAGAGCAGTTGGATTAAGGGGAATAGGGATGATCGAGGCACTTGCATTAATAATTTTTATTCTAGTTGTTACTGTGATTTTGCTTGCTAGAAGGCTTGCAAAATACTCAACTAATCCGCCATGCCAGCATGAATGGCGCACTGAAAAAGTAAGAGATATTTATGACATTAGTCTTGGCTACAGGGCTTTTGATCGTACAGAGATTCAATGCCAGTGCAAAAAATGCGGTGCTTGGAAAAAATTTAAGGTTTAAGGGGAATAGGGATGAATGCGATGGTTAAGGCAGAAGTGATGAACTGGGATCGTTTTAGTATTGAAGATTGGCTTAAGCAGTATGGGGCATACATCCAGATTTCTCGCATGAAGTCAGGAAATCAACCAGACTCACTTGGGGTAAATCAAATTTACTGGCTGATTCTTGAAAATAACAAAGGGATGGCACCACGTAAGGATCAGGTCATTTGCCAGATTAATGATTTTGAAGCTGAGCAGGTCCGGAAGTTGATTGTGGATTTTAATAAGTCGAGTTCGGTTTGTGAGTCTGGTAAGCGTGCGGTGCAATTATTTGTAGAGCGCAATGTACGCGGATTGTCTGATCGTAAAATGGAAGAAGAATTCAAATTGGGTCGAAATGTCCTGAGAAATATGATCTATGCAGGTAAGTTTTATCTAGCTGGACACGATAAACGATTGAGAATCGAATAGTATTTGACTGGCATGCCAAGATATGGCATATTTCTGTTATAGTGATCGAAGTGTACGTTAAGGCACTAGATTGATTTAAAAGCTCGCCAAATGGTGGGCTTTTTGCATTATGGCGGTTTCATTAATTTCTAGTGGTTTTTAAATTAATGCCGCCACCCAGATTCTAAAAATAACCGAGCCAATCATGAAAACAATCAAATACCAAAACAATGAATTCCAGTTTAATGATGTGCATATTGCCAAAGCAGGTGATAAAGCATGGGATTACGCCTGGGGTATTGCTGATGAGTTTGGTTATTTGGCTCCATGTGTTATTGAGTCGCTACCCGATGAAGATAATAACGAAATGATTCTGGCTGTAGATCGTGAAGATAAATGCAAGGCTGAATGTATTGCCATTATCTGCTCAAAAGAGAAATCACCAATGTTCCCATCATTAACTGAAGATGCTCGCTGTATGGGCTTCCAGTTTGTGTATGAGGGAGATCAATTCGAGGTGCTGTGATGCTCCAATTCCTAAAACGATTATTCTGCTTCCATGAATATGACTACGAGTCAGATATTTTTATCCAGATCGAATGTCGTAAGTGTGGCAAATGGCTAGATGAATAAACCCTCGTCACTTCGGTGACTTAGCCGGACGTATTACGGCACATAAGACCTCGCCTAGATAACGAACTTGGCGGGGTTTTTTTTCTTATTGGTGGTGATCATGGACACAATAGAAGCAAAACGGAATTTAGAAGTACTTGAAAGAAATCGCAGCCGATTAATGAATTACAACCATCTGTTCTCAAGCTATGCATTTAAAGAAATGTGCGGTGCTGAACTCCGCAAAGTAAACAAACAGATTGCAGGCATAGAAGAACAATTAAATGCGGAATCAAAAAAGACTCGCAGCAATCAGAAAGCTGCCATGCATTCGGTGCGGTAATCCAGACTCACAAGCAGCTCACAGTAATTCAGCCAAGCACGGCAAGGGTAGATCGATTAAAGCCAGTGATGAGTTCACAGTACCGCTATGCCATTCCTGCCACAGTCAATTTGATCGTTTTGAATTGGGTAATCGGGCAGAGAGCGAAGTAATGTTTGAGAAGTGGTTGGTGAGAGTGGATCGGATGTTGGTGATGGAAGATAGAGAGGTGTTTTGATGAGAACTAAACCTAAAGATGCCACTCACTTCTTTACTGCTCTGAGTGGGCAAACAAGATTCTTTAAAATCGAAAATGGCAATCTCATGTGCTGGTATGAGGAACTTCAAGAGTGGAGATACCCAGCCGCATCAAACTACTTAATGAAAAATATTAAGGTGATCGAATGAGCAGTAGAAAAATAAGAGCAGCACTTAAAAAGAAAGGTATAGAGGCAGAAGTTCATTGGGAATATATGTCTGATTGCTACGGTGGTGGTGGAGCATATTTTATTGACATCGATGTTGATGTTGAGAATAAGCTTTTAGACTCTGATCCCGATTGTGAGCCACAACTTCAGTGTGGTTATGCAGAAACTCTAGATGAAGCTTTAGAGTTTATTGATGAGCTGCCGTCACTTAAGTGATTGAAATTATTATCGCACGAAGTTTCAGGAGTAGGAAATGCAAAAAGCCGTGTTTCCTATCCAGAGTCATGCCGACATCACCAAAGCCATTAACTACATGCACACCAATTACACCCAGGCGATTAATGATGGTAAGCCTTTGGTTGTTCGTATAGATCAGAAGCAGGATGACAGGTCCACTGCACAGAATAGGCTCATGTGGATGTGGCTAGGTCAGATCGAGAGAAAGACTGGTCAGGATAAAGATTCACTTCATTACGAATTTAAGAAACGCTTTCTGATTTATATCTACCGTCGTGATGATCAGGAGTTTGCTGAGACCTGTAATGCGATTGCAATGCTCAAGCAGAATGAGTGTGAAGAATACCGGGTGATTGCAGAGCAAGTGATAAGACTTTGCAGCACGACAAAATTAAGCGTTAAGCAGATGACTGAGTATTTGGGGTATGTGCATGACTTTGCTGTGGTGAGGTTGGGTGTGCATTTAACTGTGCCGGATGATTTGAAGTGGTGTTATCAGGAGTAGGTTAATGACATGCCAAGGCTGTGAAGCAAGACGCAAATGGATGAAAGAGCAATATGAGCGATCAAAAGAAAGAATGCGGTTGTGTATCGAACGACTTACTCCTAAAGCTAATCGAACAGAACAACCAGCTAATAAACCAAGTGGCCCAAGTCATCCAGATCAACAATGAACAGAATGCTCAGATTAATGAGCTATTGATTCAGTTGGAAGGTGATGAGGATGAGCAACCTAAGTCACAGTGTTTGGATGGGTGAGTAGTATGAGCAATACTCCATCATGGCGCAGCGATAAGCGAACATCAAGCGAACGTGGATATAACTCAAGATGGCGTAAGGCTAGAGAGTCATATCTAAGGTCACATCCTTTGTGTGTTATGTGTGAGGAACAAAATAAGATTGTGGTTGCAACCGTAGTCAATCACATTATTCCACATAAGGGTGATCAGTCTTTGTTTTGGGATAAGAGTAATTGGCAAGCGGTTTGCAAATTACATCATGATTCAACAATCCAGAGACAGGAAAAGCAAAACATTGTTGTTGGTTGTGATGAGTCTGGCTTTCCACTCAATCCTGATCATCATTGGAATAAATAGAATAAAATCAAAGGCATGGGGCGGGTATCTCCTTGAAAAATAACGTTTCAGTTAAAGACCGCCCCTGTACCATCTTCTTAATTCTATTGGGATTTTAAGGGCTAGAACACATGGCAGGAAGGAAGCGATCAGACAGCACACATGTCAAAACGCAATTAGTAGATGATCAAGATATTGCGCCACCAGAACATGTCCGGCTTCGAGATATTGACATGCCGTTTTGGTATGCTCTCGTGCGCGCGCGCGTAAAGGATAGTTGGAATACAGTTGACCTACAACATGCAGCAAACTTGGCAAGATGCCAGGCAGACATTGAACGCATTCAGCAAGAGATTCTGGAAGAAGGTGACACGCTAACCAATGATCGGGGAACGGTTGTCCTAAACCCCAAACATTCACTACTGGAAACACTTAGCCGAAGATCAATCGCACTATCAAAACACATTCAAGTGCATGCGGTGGCAACAGTTGGCGAGTCGGATAAGCAACGAGGCAAGAACTCAGCAGCCGCAAAAGGCAGAAAGACCGCTGACAAAACTAAAGAAGCTGATGATTTACTGGCTCGACCGAGCTGATTTTTTTAATGCCTATCGTCTTATAGGTGAAATATATGACACGCGGTGAACGAGTAATTGCATTTATCGAGAGATACTGCAAAGCACCAGAGGGTGCACACGTTGGACAGCCAATTATCCTTGAGGATTTTCAGAAGAAATTCATCCTAGATGTTTATGACAATCCGCATGGCACACATACAGCGATTTTAAGTATTGCGCGTAAGAATGGTAAAACCGCATTGATTGCAGGCATCCTGTTGGCGCATTTAATAGGGCCAGAGGCGCAGCAAAACAGTCAGATTGTAAGTGGTGCACTCTCCAGAGATCAGGCGGCGATTGTTTTTAAGTTAGCCGTGAAGATGATTAACTTGAATGAAGCATTGCAAGATCTGGTACATATCATCCCATCAACAAAAACATTAGTTGGCTTGGCAAAAAACGTAGAGTTTAGGGCGTTATCTGCTGAAGGCAAAACAACACACGGCCTATCACCTATTCTGGCAATTCTTGATGAGACGGGACAGGTAAAAGGACCGCAAGACGAATTTGTTGATGCTGTAGTGACAGCACAGGGTGCACATGAAGCACCGCTACTGATGGTGATTAGTACACAAGCCGCCACCGATGCAGACCTGTTGAGTATCTGGATTGATGACGCGCTAAAAGGTGAAGATCCAAAGACAGTATGTCACCTGTATACAACGCCAATGGAAAGCGACATTCTGGATAAGGAATCTTGGAAGTTATCTAATCCAGCGCTGGGCAAGTTTAGATCGGAACCTGATATGCAAAAATTAGCAGAAAAGGCCAGTCGAATGCCAAGCGCTGAAAACACTTTCCGAAACCTAAACTTAAATCAGCGCGTTTCTACTGTTTCACCATTTATTGCCAAGCAGACATGGGATACATGCCTTGGGGATCTGCCGCCAATTTATGAGTGTGATGAAGTTTGGGCTGGGCTGGATTTGTCAGCTCGCACCGACTTAACTGCTTGTGTTTTTTTAGGTAGAAAGGGTGAGAAATACTACACATATCCTACCGTCTGGACACCAGAGATAGGTTTGGTTGATCGAGCTAAACGTGACCGGGTTCCTTATGATTTATGGGTGAAACAAGGGTATTTATTTACCACTCCTGGCGCTACTGTGGATTACGAATATGTGGCAAAGCACATTGGTGAAATTGCTTCAGATGTAAAAATTCTGCATGCAATCGCGTTTGACCGATGGCGGATTGATGTATTTAAAAAAGAGTGTGACAAGCTAGGGTTGGAATTGCCGCTTGTGGCATTTGGTCAAGGATTTAAAGATATGTCCCCCGCCTTAGATACATTGGAGGCGCAACTCTTAAACGCTCGAATCGTTCACAACAATAACCCTGCGCTAAACATGGCAGCCGCGAATGCTGTGGTAGTCAAAGACCCGGCTGGTGGTCGCAAGTTGGATAAATCCAAAGCCACAAATAGGATTGACCCTATGGTTGCTCTAGCGATGGCATGTGGTGTTTCTAATTTTGAAGAAACAAAACAAGCAACATACAACATCTATTTCGTTTAATTTATTCACTTTCCAAAGCTCGCACTACGCGGGCTTTTTTTATTGGGAGAGCCTTATGTCTGCTCTACATAAAACCTTTGGCTCTGTCGAAATTAAGAGCCTTGATGAGCAAAAGCGAACCTTCAAAGGAATCGCAAGCACACCAAACCAAGATCGTGCCAAGGATGTGATGGTGCCAAAAGGTGCAGATTTCGATCTGCCTATGCCTTTACTTTTCCATCATGACCCACGTTCAGCCATTGGCCATGTGACAAGCGCAAAAGTTACCGCAAATGGTATCGAGGTCGAGATTCATATTCCTGAAATTGAGGAAGAAGGTGACCTGAAACGCGAAGTTGATAAGGCATACCAATCACTGAAATACGGTTTAGTCAAAGGCCTATCAGTTGGATTTATCCCGAATTGGGATGAAGCGGAAATGATTAAGGGTGGTGGCATCCAGTTCAACTCATGGGAATGGTATGAGCTTTCATTGGTGACTATCCCTTGTAACCGCGAATCAGAAACAGAATTTTCAAAAGCATTTGAGGAACACAAAGCCGCGTTGGGCAAAAAACCTCAAGACGTTCCAGGTGGCGATTCATCTGAACAAAAACACGTTGTCGTAAAACTTAATAGCCCAACAAAGGGTGGAGTGAAACTATGAAAGAGTATTTAGCAAAGCTGCTTAAGGCATTGGCTGAAAAAAACCAAGCAATGCAAACAGCGTTATCAAAGTCAGCGGGTGAGGGCAGTACGCCTGATGAAGCAACTGAAGCAGAAATTCAGGCGATTGAAAAAGATATCGCTGCGATTGAAGTGAATATTGAACGTACCAAAAAACAAATCAAGGCTGTTGAAGAAGCTGAAAAGAAAGGCCTTCAAGAGCCAGCGCCAACACCCGGTCAAGATCCGGCACCAAAAATTGAAATCGTTAAAACTTTAGATAAGGGTATCGGTTTCGCCCAATATGCGCGTGCAAAATTAGCCTCAGCTCTTGAGGCCAAAAAAGGTAACTTTAAGTCACCAGTTGATATGGCCAAGCAAATGGGCTTTAGCGATGAAGTTCAAGACTTGGTACAAAAGGCAACAGTTGGAACAACTACAGACGCTGCTTTTGCATCAGCACTGGTTCAAGAAAACCGCTTAGTGGGTGAATTTGTTGATTTACTCAAAGCCGCAACAGTTTTTGATAAGTTGCAAGGCATGCGGAATGTTCCATTTAACAGCACAATTCCAGCTAAAACAAAACGCGGTAAAGCAAGTTGGGTGGGTGAAGGTAAGAAAAAACCTTTAACCAATCCTGAATTTGGTGATGTGAAAATCAAAGAGCATAAACTTGCTGCAATTACTGTGTATACACAGGAATTAATGCGTCGCTCCGATCCAGCAGTGGATATTTTGGTTCGTGATGACTTGATTGAAGCTTCTCAAATCTTAATTGATGAAACCTTCTTGGGTGTTCAGGCAGAGACCGATGTGATTCCGGCTGGTGTTTTGAATGGCGTAACTGCAATCACTGCCAGCGGCACAACAGCAGCTGCTTATGATGCAGATCTACAACAACTTGAAGATAACTTCTTGGAAGCAAACCTTTCACTGGATGGTTCTTATTACTTGATGTCAGAAACACGCGCTGCTCGCATGGGTCGTATTCGTGATGCATTGGGTAACTACTACTTCTCAGGCATGCAGGGTATCAATAAAGAGCTGAATGGTCGTCCAGTCATCACATCACAAACTGTCGGTGACAAGATCGCCCTCATTAAAACTTCTGAGCTATTGCTTGCTCAGGATGGTGGTGTGGATGTGTCTTACTCTGACCAGGCGACTCTTGAAGATGCGGATGGCACCATCACCAACTTATGGCAAGAGAATAAATTTGCTGTACGTGTTGAGAAGTTCATCACTTGGGCAAAACGCCGCCCAATTGCTGCTGCATGGATCGACTATTCAACCCCTTAATCGCCTAATCGATTATTCAAAAACAGCTCCTTAATTGGGGCTGTTTTTATATCTAAGCATCACAATTGTTTAGCTATAGGAACAGTCTATGAAGATTAAATATTTAAAGATGACCCACGATTCCAATGTTGGGGATGTGAAAGAGATTCCTGATTTTCAGGCAAATGTATTGCTCAAAATTGGTGTTGCAGAGGTCTATACAGAACCGAAAAAAGCAGCACCAAAAGCGAAAAAAGAAGATAAAACCAAAGAATAGGATGTAAAGAATGGGCTTTTTCGGAAATTTATTTGGTAAAAAGAAATCCCTCCAAGGAGTCCATTCAAACCAAGGGTGGACTTCTTTATTTGTGCATGAGCCTTATTCTGGTGCTTGGCAAAAGAACGATGAGCTGACCCGGGAAGATTTGGCAGCACATCATGCTGTTTTTAGCTGTGTTTCATTGATCTCTCAAGACATTGGTAAGATGCCGATTCTGCTAAAAAAGAAGCAGCAAAGCGTCTGGATTGATCAAGATATTCCAGAGCGTTTTAGCGTCCTAAATAAGCCAAATCACTACCAAACATGGCAGCAATTCAGTGAGCAATGGACTACATCACTATTGCTTCGCGGCAATACCTATGTGTTTAAGGTGCGAGATATCTTCTCAGGCAAGATTGTTGGACTAAAAGTTTTAAATCCCGACCTGACAAAGCCGTTGATCAGTGATGCTGGCGATGTCTTTTATCAACTCAACGATGATCAACTCAATCAGACTTCGCATGAAGTGGTGCCGGCATCTGAAATTATTCATGATCGTATTAACTGCTTCTATCATCCACTTGTGGGTTTATCGCCAATTACAGCGTGTGCGGTGGCGGCAGGGCATGGCTTGGAAATCCAGAAAAGCCAGCGCCAACACTTTAGAAATAACAGCCGACCGGGTGGAATCCTGACAGCACCTGGACCTATATCAAAAGAGAAGGCTCAAGAAGTCAAAACGCAATGGAATGAAAACTATGGTGGTGCGAATGCTGGCTGCACGGCTGTAGTTGGCGATGGTATGAAGTTTGAAGCCATTTCAGTTTCAGCCGCTGATTCTCAATTGATTGAACAAATGCGAATGAGCAACGAAGTCATTTGTGCTGTTTTCCATGTACCGCAATTCAAGTTAGGTATTGGCACCATTCCAGCAGGGCAAAAAGTTTCAGATCTAAATGAAATCTATTATTCGGATTGCTTGCAAAGTCTGATAGAAGCGCGTGAAAACCTGCTTGATGAAAGTCTTGGTCTAAAAGAATCCAGTTTAGAAGCCTTTCTTGATCTGGATACATTGATCCGCATGGATTCAGTATCCCAGATGCAGCGACTTAAAGAAGGTGTTGGTGCAGCAATCATGACTCCGAATGAGGCGCGTCAAAAACTTGGTTTAGGCCCATTAGAGGGTGGTGACACGGTTTACATGCAGCAGCAGAACTTTTCTCTTGAGGCGCTGTCTAAGCGTGATCAGTTGGATGATCCTTTTGGTAAATCCGCACCAAATATGCCTAAAAATACTGAAAACTCAGATCAAAAAGGCCAGTATCAAGGCGTTTTTAAGGCTGAAAATCAGTATAAATCAGGCCAGTTTGTGACGCATAAAGGCTCATTGTGGCACTGTGAAAAAGATCATTCGGGTGATTTTAGCCATGAAAACTTCAAATTAGCGCAGAAAAAATGGGGTGCAGAATGAGTATTGTAAGTCTTGAGACCCTAAAAGAGCATTTGCGCTATGACGATGATTCAAATGACATGATGCTTCAGGGGTATTTGGATGCAGCAGATTCGGCGGTGTTGAATTACATCACTGATGAACTTGAACCTGATTACCCCAAAGCAATTCATCAGGCAATTTTATTACTGTGTGGATATTGGGACCAGTACCGCAATGCTGAGCAGGAAATGCCGGTAAATGGCAACTTCTTGCCGATGCCTGTGCAAAGCCTGCTTTATCCATACCGTAAGCCTACAGCGATTTGAGGTGATCTATGGCCCAACGTGCAGGCGAACTATGCCACCGTGTGACGATTCAGCAAAAAACCACGGTTTATGATGAATACAACTATGAAACCGAAGCTTGGACTGAATACAAAAAGCTCTGGGGAAAAATTGAGTTCCTTTCTGTGAAAGACAGCTTAAATGCTAAGGCCGCAGGATCAGAAACGACAGCTCGGTTAAAACTGCGAAAACGTGATGAAATTCATACCGGAATGCGTGTTTTATTCGATGGACAGACTTTCCAGATCGTCTCACCACCTAAACCTGACAATGAAAACGGCCGTATTTATATGACGCTGGAGTTGTCATTAGTGGAGTAAGCCATGTCAGTAGAGTTCAATATTGAAGGCTTGGATGAAGTTCAGGAAAAGCTTAAAAGACTTGGCAATCCTCGCTTAATGAAAAATGCTGCAAGGCGCTCCATGCGTAAAGCCATGGCGATTGTGCGAGATAGCGCTCGCAATGCAGCAAAAGGGATTGATGATCCAGAAACAGCCGAAAAGATTTGGAAAAACATTGCTATTGCTGCGGGGAAAACACGAAACCCGAATGAAGTGGTAATGCGTGTCGGTGTGCGTGGTGGTGCATCATTTTCTAACCCCAATCCACCTAATACAAGTGGTGGCGATACGCGGCACTTCAGATGGGTTGAATTTGGATCGGCAAACAATCCGCCGACACCGTTTTTAAGACCGGCTTTAGCAAACAACATCCAAGCCGTAACCAATAGCTTTGCTGAAAACTTCAATAAAGAAATTGACAAGGAACTCGCAAAATTATGAATATTTTACCCGTAGTTTCTACACTGAAATTAGCTTCAGCGGTCACAGCATTGCTCGGCACCAATCCTTTAAGGGTATTTGAAGACATTGCACCACACAAAACGCCATATCCTTATGCAGTCTGGTCGGTAGTCACAGCAAATCCTGAAAACCACTTGGATTGCCCAGCCAATATCGATCATGTGTCATTTCAGATTGTGGTTTACGACACCCAGCAGAAAAGAGCATCAGATATTCGAGCAGCAATTAGACAGGCTTTAGAGCCTCATTGCTATGTCACCAATATTCACCCAAACCACTTTGAACGCATTGCTGACACCAATATTTTTGGTCGCGGCTTTGATGCGAATTGGTTTTTAGATCGTTAAGCAAATTTATTTTTCCACATAGCACCCAATCGGGTGTTTTTTTTATGCCTGATTTTTATCAACTACGCATGCTATCTGATTTGCATTCAGGCATGTGTTTTTACTTAAGGAGATTTATATGAATGCGAAATTTAACCCAGTAAAACTGGTTGATGTTAAAGATGCTAAGCCTCACACGACGACTTTGCAGATCGCGTTGGGTCTTGGATTGCAGCATGCGAGTGTTATTAAATTGGTGAGAACATATCGACCAGACTTTGCAGAATTTAGCCCTATCAGATTTGAAATCCGAAAGGGAGAAGCCTTGCCACAAGGCGGTTTTGCCAAAGCCACCGAATATGCAGTATTGGATGAGCAGCAAGCCACCTTCTTAATGACACTGTTGAAAAACAGCCCACGTGTTATTGCATTCAAAAAAGCATTGGTGAAAGCCTTCTTTGAGGCTCGAACCTTGCTGCAAACAGATTATTTTGCCTTGATCCAGCAACGTGAAGCGCTTAATGCAAAACTCGAATGTGAAAAAGAGATTGCAAGCGCATGCGGAAAAGGGTTGTCGACTTGGAAAAAGCAGCGTGACTGCCTAACCACTGCAATTGCAAATGTAGATCGGCAGATTCAACCCTGTCTATTTGAATAACCAAATTATTTCCAAACCAATGCCACCACTCGGTGGCTTTTTTTATGCCTAAAATTGAGGAGTACTCGCAAATGGCAGAATTACGCACGCAAGGGACAAACGTCTTTGCTTTTGATGGTACCGACATTACGCAACTTGTCTGTGTAACCGGTATCGACTTGGGAAGTGACAGTACTTCAAAAATTGAAACAACCTGTCTTGAAGAAACAAAATCCAAATCCTATATGCCGGGGCTATCTGATCCGGGTGATGGCTCACTTTCAATTCGACTTGACCCAGAAAACGACTCACACCTAAAGCTTATTCAATGGGCAGAAAATCGCACCGAACTTGAATTTTATATTGGTGCGAGTGATTCAGTTGCTCCGCCAACAGTAGCTACAAATGCTGTAGCTCTACCAACTGGCCGTTCATTCTGGTCATTTAAAGGCGCATTAACTCCAGCAGTGCCAACATTTGAAGCGGATTCCATTGTGGGCTACCAGTTCACTTTACAGCGTTCAACTGGTGTGACTCTAACTCCAGCAACTGTTTAATTTAAGGCCCGTACAGGGCCTTTTGCTTTCTTGGTGAATCATGAAAAAATTAACTTTAAAAGACATTAAATCTGGCGCTCTAATGGGTAAGCCGGAGCACGTAACTGTTCAAATTAAAGTTGCTGGTGAAGATGCGGAATTTGATACTCATATTCTGCCATTTAGCTACAGCACAGCAGTAGCTCAAATGAAGGCCTATGGTGAAAACAAAGAGGCTTTAGCTGGTGTTTTGGCAAGTGTTATCTGTGATGAAAAAGGACAACTTGCATTCACTGAAGATGAAATACGCACCCATTTCAACCAAGCCTTAGTGGATGCGCTTTGGTCAAAAATTGTGGATATTAACGTATTGGGAAAGCAACTGAACTCAACCAAGACGACGAAATCCTCATCGAAATCAGTATCGCGCTCGGTAAAACGTACAGCGAAATCGCAGACCTCCCATACCGAGAAATCAAAAAGTACACCGCCTACATCCGAAAATACGGAAGCCTCAACCTCGGAAGAAGATTCGAGCAAGAATTAGCAAGAATTCACCAGTCTATTTTAATGCTGAAAGGCGTTAAGGATGTAAAACTTCATGACCTAATGACTCATGAGGAAAAACCTGAAAGCGAAATGGATGAATTTGATTTTGAAGATTAGAAACTGATTTAGATTGGTTTCTTTTGTTGATTTTTCCAAGCTTGAAAGTCTTTAAGTTCAGCTAAAATCTTGGCCTGCCTTTCATTTTGCTCCAATAAAACACGCTGGCTTTCTAGAAGAATCTTAGTCTGAGCTTCCATTTCCTCTTTATATTTTACCATTTCTGGTGATGGGGTAAGTGTTTTTGGAGTGAAGCTATCCTCAAGCCGAGACACGAGTTCGGATGTAATTGAACGGTTATTGGCGAAAGCTGCCTTTTCTATATCTTCTTTTAGCTTTGAGGGTATTCTGAAGTTTACTTGTGAATATTCTTGAGCCATAGCAGTTCAGCAAAGTGTGAAATTATTTTAATGATATATAGCAAAACGCTTTACTTCAATAAAGTATTTTGCTATAAATTAAAAAGCTATAAAGCAAAACACTTTAAATGGAGTAAAAATGACACGACATGACAAGCAGCTAAATGTCCGAATGGCTCATGAAAATATAGATGGGCTGAAAAAGGCAGCAGCAGAAAACCGTCGTTCTTTGACAGCACAGTTGAATACTATTGTTGAAGAATGGCTCAAACAAAACCAAAAGAGTGCGAAAGCATGAAATCAATAGACAACAAAAAAGCCCACCGTCTGGAAAACAAGGGCTTGATTGCTGTCAACAAAGGAATATTAACTATGTCTAGTTTAGCATTAAGTTTTAACGAAGTAAATTTTTCACCAGTAGAGCAGAATGGTCAAATTTGGCTAACAGCTCCCGAGCTGGCGAGTGCTTTAGGGTATTCAAAATCTGATGCAGTTGGTCAGGTTTATGAGCGCAATAAAGATGAGTTTACTTCATCTATGACATTGACCCTCAAATTGAGTGTCAATGGAATCAATAATAGTAAGCGCGGTAAGGAGACAAGAATTTTTTCCCTACGCGGTGCTCACTTAATTGCAATGTTTTCCAAAACAGCAATCGCTAAAAAATTCCGCAAATGGGTTTTGGATGTTTTGGATCGTGAAGTTGTTACCAAGCGGCTTGAAGGCCGTCAATCCATTTCACCTGAGCAAAAAGACACGCTTCACAAAATCGTTGACCATAAGGTGAATGGCAATCAAGGTTTACGTGCACAGGTCTGGACGCGACATAACCGACACTTCAAGATTAACTCTTATCACGAGCTACTGGCCATTCATTTTGAGGATGCAGTTAAGTACCTGCTAGAAATGGAAGTTAAGCAGAGAGTTGAGAAAGAAGAGGTTAAAGCTCTACCTTATCCACAAGAGGTTGTTCAAATTGCTGAGCAGATTAATCAAGAATTTAAAAACTCTCGATATGATTCTTGGCATGTGAGTGCTCGGAATGGTGTATTGACTGCAATGCCACTGCCACCGGGATTTTATCCAACCATGGATATTGCTGAGTTCACCAAGCGTTTTGATAGTGTGCTGGATCTGCTTTATGGTACTGATACACTGCGAGTCGGGCGGCATTTTCTAAAAGAGCGAAATGCTTAATTAAAACAAGACCACTCTTCGGAGTGGTTTTTGCTTGAAAAATATACAAAGTCAGCTATAACTATTATTCATATTATAAAAATGGGAATAATTATGAAAAAAGTCATATTGCTGATTTTAATAACCTGTCTTGCGACAACTGCTTATTCTCATGGCGGGCGCACAGATAAGAATGGTTGTCACAATGAGAAGAAAACAGGCACGAGACACTGCCATTAAGAGGGAAATATGGGTTTTAATTTTAGAAAGAGCTTTAAGATTGCTCCAGGCGTTCGTCTTAATGTGGGTAAGAAAGGCATAAGCAGTGTTTCAGTTGGTGGAAAAGGGGCGCGCGTAAGCCTCGGCAAGAAAGGAACTAGAACTACGGTAAGTGCACCGGGTACAGGGCTATCTTATTCTTCCTATAAGCCACACAAAAAGTCAGCACCATCTATAAAACGCCAACCAGATTTTAGTAATCCTGATAATTTTCTTGGATACCCTAAGTCTGAATGGATAGTCTCAGCAATTATCGGATTTATCATTTTAATTGGCGTTATATGGATAGTTAGTTAAAACCAAACCACCTTCGGGTGGTTTTTTTGTGCTGGAATTAGTATCTTGTTCTAAATAAAGAGGGATTGGATATGAAGAAAATTATTTTATTAGCTTTGGTTGTTGGGCTGGTTGGATGTAAGAAAAGCTCATTTAATGAGTGTGTAGAGAAGGGTGTTCAATATTATAAAGACGTGGATATGTACCCAAAACTACCTAGCGGCGAGATTGCTGATACAAAAGTTAAGAGTATGTGCAGTAATAGCCGAGTAGCGTTTGGTTAATCTCACTTAAACAATACAACCGCCACTAGGCGGTTTTTTTACGCCTAGAGGAAAAGTTATGGCTACAAAACTCGGAACACTCACTCTTGATCTGGTTGCAAAGATTGGCAACTTTACACAAGGAATGCGCCAAGCATCATCCTCAGCAGAACGTGAAATGCAGCGGGCCAGTAGTAGTGTAAATGTCATGAATGGCATGCTTGGGAAATTAGCAGCTACAGCAGGCACGGTGTTCTCTATTAATCAAATTAAGAATTATGCAGATAGCTACACCGGTATTGTTAATCAGCTCAAGCTTGTAACCAATGGGCAAGCTGAATTAAATACCGCAATGAATGATACCTATAAGATTGCACAAGCTACTGCGTCAAGTTGGGGGGCGGTAAATACTGTCTACTCAAAATACATGTCAAATGCCAAGGTGCTCAACTTAACCCAAGCAGAAACTGCAAGGCTTACTGAGGTTACATCAAAAGCAGTTTCTATTAGTGGCTCTACAACTGAGGCGGCAGCAGGGGCTTTATTTCAGTTCGGACAAGCTCTTGATGGAAACATCCTTCGAGCTGAGGAATATAACAGTTTGGTTGATGGTGCTGGTGGCTTACTAAATGCCATGGCAAAAGGTCTAGGTGTTACTCGTGGCGAATTGCGTCAGATGATGCTAGACGGGAAACTTTCAGGCCAAGTTATCACCGAGGCATTACTAAAAGCGGGTGATAGTGTTGATGAGTTGTACTCTAAAACAGATACCACCATTGCTGCCTCTTTTAACCTGATCACCACTGAAGTTACGAAAATGGTCGGGGAGTTTGATTCTGCTACTGGTGCATCCAAAACCTTTGTGGAGGGCATCACAACACTTTCTGAAAACATGGAAGGGGTTGTCAATAGTATGATGGTGGGCGCTGCATTT